TATGGATTAGGCGATTGCCTTCAGATTCTTCGCTTCCCACTTATCTACAAACGCCTGGATCTTCCTGAAGGTAAGAGAACTACACTTGTCTGGCGTCGCCTTCACCTTTTGCCAGGTATTGCGGTGCATTCCCATAGCATCCGCTAGATGACAGACTCCCCAGAACTCTTTCTCCCGTATATATTCTGCCCGCTTCAGGTACCCCTGAATGTCCATAGCCTTTCCTTCTACTAAACGGTATATTCCTACCAATAGAGTAGCATAAGCATGAATAAAGTAAAGATAATTATTCATTCGTTCGTCACAATCTCTTTAAGAAAGGAAGAGAATGGAAGCAATAGAGAAGCTTACCCAAGAGCTCGACGGGGAGATTACCCGCGTCCACAACATCTATGTGGACCTGCATCGTGAGTTGGATCAGCACAGGGGCAAGCCCTTAAGCGATACCAATATCGAAGAAGTTAATCGTATTCTCAAAGGCATACAGGACACATTCGCCCAAATGCATCCCGCATTCCATTTCATTGCCACACGGCATCAGTATGTGACCAATGTCGTCAATGACTACAATAACTTTATCGATGTGCTCAAGAAAGCAGGAGCGAAGCAAGATGAACCAGCCAAATCTTGAGACAACAACCCGTGGGACTGCCGGAACCTATCGCTCAGACAACATTAATCAGATCATGGGAGCATTAGCCAAGGCACAGGGCTTATACAAACCCCTTGTGGCTAACCAGGATGCCCCAGGTGGAAAGTTCGCCAATCTCCAGGCAATATTAGCCGCCGTCAGAGAAGCGTTGTCCTCAAATGAGATAGGATTCTTCCAGTTCCAAGAACTATTAGACGAAGGTTCTGGGGCATCTTTACTCAAGACTGTGCTTGGGCATTCGTCCGGTCAGTACATTGCCTCATGTGCTCGGGTAATACCGGGCAAGACCGAGCGCCAGATGGGAAACTCCTTTGAGATCCATAAGAGATTCCATGCCCTTATGCTTCTTGGCATAGCGCCGTCAGACAATGACCCTATTGCCTTTGATGATAATGGTGAGATAATTGCTGAGCAGAATTTGATAAGTGAGCTGCGTAAGCCAGATTCACCTTCAAGTCCTGTTATCGATCGTACCGATGTTATCAATAAGGTTCAGTATGATGAGCTTATGATAGTACTCGACGGATACGAGAAGATAGCCAAGGATATAATGGAGACTTATGGCATTACCACTATCGCTGATCTTCCGGCTAGTGAGTACCATAAAGCACAATCCAGAATTCGTAGAATCCGTAATACTCAGGAAGAATATCTAAGGAAACGTTAATGCTTGAGAATATGCTACTGCGCTCAGGAGAGCCTTCTAAGTATGATGAAGCACCCTATGGTACTCTGTGCAAGACTGCCAAGACCTTAGGTGATACGTTTGAGATCTATGTGCAACTCAGCCTTAATGAAGAGTCTCCCCGATGGGAGCGCGTAGGTGTATTCTCGCCAGAAACCGAGCATGACATTGGATCAGAAGTTGAGCGTGTCTTGAAAAGAAATACCCAGTAGCTTTGCGGCTACTGGGTAAACAACTCGAAGACCAGCGATTTATTTCGGCGCCTCAGGACCTTGTGGCTTTGATGGGAAGAATAAGAACTTTATCCCAGCGCATGCCAAAGTCACACAGGCAGCTATAAATACTATCAAGTACATTTCCATAGTAACCCTTCCATATTATGCAACTCTATATCCCGTAAGTACTCCACCGGCAATTCCATCGACTTTGGCACCACCTACCGAAGTAAATGATATAGTAACTGTATCAGTAGCTGACATCTTTACTAGCGCACTTGCATCTACTGTTATAGTCCCACTAACTCCGAAGAATCCTGTACATTGATTGAGACTTGGGTAATTGCCCCATGCCGTATTGAATCCGCTTGAAGAGACAATCTGCCCACCAAAGACATTTCCCCCTGTGACAGCAGTAATAGAGATACCTATTTCTAAATTAAATTGATAATAGCCTGTTACCGGGGCAGTGAATTTGATTGGATTTCCTCCACCACCTGCCGATACATTTCCTCCCAAATCATATGAGATTGTACCAGCAACTGCAGTGCCTACTTGAGCCACTGTTCCATCACCCGATAGATTAGTTTCAGCATTGAGCGTAACAGAGAAAGCAGTATTAGAGGCTGGAGAATTAATAACAATCGTATTGCCTGACCCTGGTGCTGATGTAGTAATACCCGATGAACCATTAATGTTCACAACCCCTGTTATATTGGGCGTAGCGGTTCCTGAATCAGTAACAAATGATTCTGCGCCTGTTATGAATGAGGCTGCAGGATCGATTCGATGACCATTAAAGTATGTAGCGATGGGACTGCCCGGAGGGATTGCCCCTATGACACCCACTGTCTTGGCTCCAGAACCACCACCAAGAGACACTTGAATAAAGCACGTATCTCCCATGCTCATCTGCGCATCGACTGACAATTGATAATGCAGAATATTGTCTGCACTCTTATCATTGACTGGGCTCTGAAGATCAGAATGGAAAGTAGCTTGGGTCGTAACTATGGTTATACCACTGAGATTCTGGTCCGATATATTATATGTGCCTACATACATATCGAAGTGGTACGTACCATCAGAGGGAGCGGTGAATACGCCCGTTCCTGGATTGTAGTTAGAATCTAGGTCATATATCTCGCCATCACAGACAACGGTAAAGAATGTTCCGTCACCAGTCACATTGGGTGAGTCTGTTGATTTATACGCACCAAACGCGCATTGTGGCGCAGGAGTTCCTGAATTGGTTATTGTCACGGTAGAGCCCCCTGCCGAGACAGATATCCCCCCCGTTCCTGCAAAAGTCAGTACTCCGGCTGCTGGTACGGCTGTTCCTGTTGCTGGGCTGGTAATATAGCTGGTCGCTACATGACCTCCTGTATTGGCGGTTAAGGTATGGGTTCCTGGGTTGCCCGTGATCGTAATATTGTTCGCTGTATCAAGGATATTGATATTGCCTGCAAGCGGGGATACTGGGCCTCCTGAGTCTCCTGTGAGAGTGCTCAGCACTCCAGTTCCTACAGCAGAAACGGTCAACGTATTGGTTGCTGGATTGCCTACTATATCGACAGTGGTTCCATCGCCGACTACGTTAATATTCTGCATTGCGTCTGGACTAACTGGACCTCCTGAGTTGCCCGTAAGGGTTTCAAGATCTCCTACACCAAGCTTCTCCCATTGCGCAAGAGCCCCCTTGGACATGGAGTTACCTTGAAGTGACACTAACACCCAGACACGGTCTATGCCTGCGGCGCTCTGGTCAAGCCAGAAATCGCCCTCAGACACGTTGTTGAAGTCATATTGCGTTGGTGGTCTATTCTCAAAATGCCAGTTTGGTGGCTGGTTCGCATTGGTACCTAAATAGGCTGTCCCCTGCTTGCCCCCTAATCTATTGCTCATACTACTCTCCTTCTTATATCGTTACGACCTTATATAGAATCTGAAAGGTGACTGTGTTGTTTCCCGCAGCGTTGCCCGATATCTCCGTCGCACTTGTGTTGTAGAATACGAGGTCGGTATTCTCATACTGCGTTGCAGCTGCGCCAGTAATGGTATAAGTAGTATTGATGTTGTATTGGTTAGATGATGCTACGAGCTGTGCATTCAGAAGCACGTTAAATGGCCTATTGTTGTTACCAACAGGTGCATACATAAGCGCTATGAATTGAGCTGCCCCCGCCACAAACACGTTCGATCCCCCATAATTCAGCTTGCCTATAACGGCAATAGGCCATAGAACCGTTCCTGCTCCAGCAGCAGCTATTGCTTGTATAGGTGTGCCGTGAAGGTTCTTGACCTGAGATGATGTAAGTGTGGGACTCGCAGTGAGCAACCCTGATGAGGTAGCCAAAGTTATCGAGCCTGCGCCATTGGTTACACTGATACCAGTACCTGCGCTAATCGCGGCTAACACCGGATCGGCCCCAGTGGAACCGATCGGTATTTGGCCGTTGGTAGCAGCACCCAAAGGAGAGATGGCAGAAGTTCCTTCACCCAGAAGAAGGCTATGCGCAGTTAATGTTGATGCACCCGTTCCGCCTTCTACGACCGGTTGCGGCGATATTCTCTTATATGCCATTAGAATTCTCCTCTTTAACAAAATGCCCATTAACGAGCTTCGTACCCTGACGATACTTGCGAAGCTTTGCCTTCATCTCTTCTGACTTCGGCTTTCCCTTCCTTGTGAGGCTATATTGTTCTTTAGTCTCATCAGAATGCTTCTTCCCTGTTCGATTGAGCATCTCCAGGGTAGCAATGCCGTCAGGTCTCTTACGCCTTTCTTTCCAGGCAACTCGTAACTTCTCTCTAAAAGAAGATACATCTCTTATGGGCCTATAAATATTCCGGAAGTTTGCCAACTGTTCAGGAGTATAATCGCGGCCTTCGGAACTATAGATAGATTTCCATACGTTATAGTGAGGACGCAAGATTTCAAAGAAATATTGTTCTCTTTCCTTCAATGAAGGAATATCACAATACTCTAGGACGTCGAACATAAACGACTGGACTCCATGCTTATCAACATCCTCTCTTACTCGAATGTTATCCTGGTAGCCATTTCTTAGCAGATACTCGTGCCTCTTTATACGCTTATATATATTCTTCGAGCTTCCTATGTAGGAATTTCCCGTAATGGTATTAGTCATCCTATATACCCCTGACTGAATTCTGCAGTCGCACCCTTGTTCGCACTTACCCAATGCCATATATCCTCCTTGTTAAATAGAAAGAGTATAGCATGAGTATGAAGTGTTCTAAAATACTTCATATGCGGACCCATCGAAGATGACATTGATCGACTCATACGCCGTATTCATTACGAAACTTGTCGCTCCGTCGATATTTACCGCACCACCGACCGTTGTGACAGTTATGTTGCTTGTAGCTGAAAGACCTACAGAGTCCTTGATAATAAAGACCCGACCTGTTGATGGAGCATTAGGGAGTTGAATTGTTACTACACCGGCTGTCACATCTACGGCCAAGAAGCTATCGGTTGATAACACAACATAAGGTGAAGCTGCATGATTAACGGACGTTACTGTTAAAGTGCTTGTTCCTGAACCGGATATCGTTATCAAATTCGCTGACGGAGTTACGGTGATTCCGGTGCCTCCCGTAATGACAGCCGTTCCGAGCTGATCACTTGCTTCAGTAACCACTGTAGCCACTGAACCAACATTCACTCCTGCAATACCAGCCACAAAGCAACTCGTCTGCGTGCCATTCGTACCGATTCTGGTCACCCCACTGTCTGCGGCCACTCCAGCATTGGCAATAGCAATATTGTTCGCTTCTGTGGTAGCCCAGTTGATCCCTGAAGAAGATCCTATAGCTATGCAACTGATAGGACCGGTAGCATTCCGAATCGCAGCGCTGCCAATGGCAATATTGTTACTACTACTACCACCCGTAGCGAATAGAAGTGAATCCACACCGAGGCAATTATTGTCCGTGCCTGAATTTATGTTGCTTCCGCTGAGGGTACCTATGCAATTATTGTTATTGCCACTTGTAATATTCATCATGGCCTGACGGCCAATTCCAACGCAAAATGCCGCAGTTATTCCGAAGGAGCCTGCGCCCCCGCCGAGCCAGACGTTGTCAGGGCCTACTGCACCATTGACAGGACCTGCTCCATGCAAGAAGAAGAG